ACCCCGAAACCCCGATTGTGATATCCGGACCGACACGTGATATTGCTCCGAACGGACCAACATTGTTTGTGTCGAAATTGACTACAGCGGCTACATTTGTCAATGCTTGGTCGACGGTCGCACTGCAGACCAGGACAGCAATCAGCCCCCCGAACCAGCGTTCGGGCCGCATCAGACGCTCGCTGATTTCACCGGGATGGGGCATTACGTCACCTCACGGCCCGAAGCCCGAAGGGTCAAGGCATTCGCCACACTCTGCAGCACCGAGATCTTGTCGCCGGGGTTCAGCACGTGGCCGATGACTTCGGGGAAGGTATATGCTTCACCGACCGCCAAGGTCCGCTGCACGATCTGATTCGAAGCAGCCGGGGCACCTGCAGCCGGAACAAGCTTGATCGACAACGCAGCCACGGCAGCTGTCGAGTTGTAAGCCGTGAACTTGTCGATGATCGTTCGGGTTCCAGCCGGGGCGGCGTAGACTTGAGTCTCGGCGGCAGCCGTCTGCTGGGCATCGAATAGGGGTTTGGCGGTGACGGCCATGACGGCTCCTTAAAGAGTGTAACCTTGGCGAATGCCATCGATCTGCTTCTGCATTTCGGCCATTTCGGCACGAAGAACGGCGTTCTGTTGGTTCAAACTATCGACCTGCATGGCCATATCAGCGTAACTCGATGCTTCACCTGCAGTTGATGCTGACGGTGCCCCTGCAAGACCTTCAATCGAAATGATGATATCCGGAATGCTGGGAGAATTCGCGCCGCCGAGCCGCTGAAACATCGCAATCAGAAAGAAGATAGCATCCCGGGTAAGCTTCCCATCCGGGTGCGTGAACCGCAACCGTGTGATCGCTTCATTGACCGGGAATGATTCGGTGGCCATCAGGAGATCCCAACTTTGTGGTTACTGATCGCACTGACAATCGCGACCTTGACCGGATCGGTGATGGTGAATTCATATACCCGGTCCCGGGCCTTACCCAATTTCGGGAACCGGCAGCGGGTTTCATACTCGCCAACCTTACCAAAGCTCCGGACCATTTCGGGGGACCATGTTTTGCCACCGTCATCTGACCAGCGAAGCACGCCCCGGGGATCTTCACCAGGACCGGTGACTTCACCAACGCCAACCTCCATGCATACTTCCAGAGAGAAGAAGAATTGCATTTTGTTGTCGGCATCGACAATATGGGGAGTGATCCGAATGCGGGGGATCCGGTCGCCGTTATCGGTATATGTATCCAGGTCCAGCACATAAAGATTGCTGTTCTCGTGGTCACCAACAATGGTCTTATTCGCGAACTGGATCTGATTCCAGGGGCGAATCATTTCCTTGTTATTGTTGACCGGGTTCCGATAGCACCGACGATGCCAAAGGTTCTCACCAACATCATAGACCCAAGTTTTATTTGCTGTTGGGAAGCTCAGCACATAAAAGCTGTGTCCTTCTTGCTGGTACGTGAATGCGATTGCATCGTCGATGTGACCAAATTCCTTGATCATCTTGGCAATATCGAATTCAACCGCATACGTGCTCACACGAACAGGCTGATATCCGGAAGCCTTCATGATCATACCCTGGCCATTCGTGTCCTTCGACAGCCAGTAAACCGTATTATCGAGCTTGGCAGGGCTGAACTTCGCCGCACATCCATGCTCCAAGAATGCGCCCGGGATACGCTCAAACGGGAAGTCCGGATTGGCCCCCGAATTGAAAAACACCTCGGTGGTATTCTCACCAAACAGCCAAATTTCCCGGTGGTCGACAAGAAGCGAGAGCAACAGATCTGGTGAGCCTTCAGCCGACGCGAAATCGAGCGCATCGAAGTCGGTGCCGAGAAGCTGTGAAATCATCCACTTCTGGGTGCCCGGTACATTGACGACAAAATAACCATCGATATAATAGACGGTATCCCCACCCAGGAAATCGGGGTCAGTGATTTGACTGACAGTTCCTGCTACAACGTCGATCACGTAACCATTCGGACCTGTGACCAACATCATCACATTACCATTCGATGCCATCGACACGGGAGTTACTGCAGCGTCGATAGTCCCGATCTGAGTAAATATACCAGCCGTATCAATCCGGTACACTCGATCAAATGCAACAGCGATGGAATAGGTTGGATTGAACACCCCCGTTCCACGGACCGGCCCGGAGGCAGGCAGAGCGGCCCAAGTGTAGATGCCCGGGGTTCCGATGAAAGCAACAGGCGACCGACTCGTCTGACTGCCCCGCTCAAGATACATATTATACAAATCCTCGCTATTAAAAATCGAGGATCGTGTCTTGAAAGCGGGACCGACAAACGGGATCTTCATCTTAATACCCCCGCTGCCACACGGCAACGTCATCACCGGTCAAGATCGGATCCGATTTCATAGTCAACTTGGGCCGGTTCAGACGCATCAGATCCGATTTGGTCTTGATGTAGGTCGCCTTCACATCGGCGTCAATCTGGGCGCCGTATTCGACAGCGAGTTCGATACCCAGGATCAGGCGAAGGCACTTGAGATATCCAGGTGGCAGGACCAGAACAGTGTTAACATTTGGCACCATCGGCAAGACCCGATTCACCTGCAGGACCAATGGGATCGCATCTTGTGGTACGGGCCATAGGAGAACGGTTCCCATCGGGAAATCATTGATATAGCACAACCGTTCAATGATTGGTTGCTGTTGCGACTTGAGGGCAATCAGGTTGTAGTCGTCTTGCCCGATCACATCAATGGGGAAATCCACGCCGCCGAAGTTGCAATAAGCACCTAAGATATCAGCTGGTCGATCTACATTGAACTGACCCCCTTGCCCGATAGTGTATTGGCCAATACCAGGGATGGTATTAACGGTTTCATCGAGCTTCCCGTATAACATGAGTCCATCGAGGTTCCACGCCTCAACAATATCGTTCAGGACAATCAGAGCATCATTCGCTTCTTCAGAAGAAGGGGTGATGCCAGCACCATTCCCGCCAAATAGGCGCATGGAAGCCTTGATCAGGTCCAACACCACAACGGTAGTAGTCATAACGTCACCCCTTCAGGTTACTTCTTCTTGCCTGGAACAACCACCGAGGGGGCGGCTTCCGGAGCGTCCGACAGACCCCCGGCTACCTGGGTAGCTGCTACATCGCCCGACGCAGCCCCGGGGCCACCCGATGCGAGGACGGCACCATCCGGACCGCTACCGACCCGTGCCTCGATCATCCGATAGAACTCGGCTTGCTGTTCGGCAAACTTGTCCATCTGGGCCTTCAGTTCGGCCTTGGCTTGGTCGATCTGGGTCTGGGTGTCCAACTGCTTGGGGGGCAGTTCCGAACCCGGCAACGGCTTCGGCGTCCAATCCCGCTTCGCGTATTCGTCTTCTTCTTCTTGGGATTGGACCAAGATGGCCCCAATACCGGGATTCGGTTGATAAAAACGCGGGAACTGGACCTTCGGAGCGAACACTTGCGCGAACGCTGCGGCCAAATCAGGAGTAGTCATCTTCTTTCCTTTCAAGCAGGGGCCGAAGCCCCCGGGGGTTGGATCAGTTCGTCGGAGTCAGGCCGGAGCCAAGGATGAACCAGTCGATTGCAACGGCAGCGGTCGCGGCGGCGTTCAGAATGAACGTCACTTGACCCGGAACGCTTGTGGTCACGATGCGGGTGATGTACAACGCCGTGCCGTCCGCCGCCGCGTTGGACAGGTAGGCGAGCACCTTGCTCTCGGTCTGGATCAGCGGGTTGGTGACCACGACTTGGGTACCACCAGCTGCGATACCGGCACGGCCTTGCTGCTGATTGGTGGTGACATTGCCGGGAGTCACGGGACCCGGGCTGAGGGTACCCAGACCTTGGGCGATCAGTGCGGCTTCCACCGAAGTGGGGAACTGCGCCACGGTTCCGGCGAGGTAGCCAGAATATGCTTTGGACAGAAGGATCATGATTTCCTCACAGAGAAGGGTTTGGACTCTTGAAAGGGGGCCGAAGCCCCACAATCAAACGGCGTACAGGACGGCCAGTTCGGGGTAGGTCGCAGCCCAGCCGAACAGAATGTCGATACGCATGATGTAGTTGTCGTTCACACCGTCGTAGAACTCGGTCACCTTCAGGTTCATGCCCTTGTAGGATTCCTGCGCAACGTCGATGACACCCTTGCCCGAAGGAGGGGCGTACAGGGGAACCATGGCCAGCGTGAAAGCATCCTTGTGGAATGCCACGTTGGCGGCATAGGAACCCGAAGCCGTGCCGAAGATCACGAAGGGGGCGCCGTTGGTCGGGCTGTTCGTGACATTCTGGAACGCGCCGGAAGGCACCAGAGCCGGGGAAATCGGCAGTACCGTGGTACCGATCGGCAGATCAGCC